CCTGCTTACACACACGTGGATCAGCATCCAGAGAATAGCTCGTGGACTGCAGGATTACCGTCCCCAAAAGGGGGTGTGCACGGGAGTGGGGTGGAAACTTTCTGAGTGCGTTTCGCAGCTGCCAAGCTGTCTCATCAGTTTCCCTTAATTCGAAGCGAGTGGTGTCACTTCTTGCCCTTCTTTGGCTTGGGCTTACCAGAAGGCTTGCCCTTTCCGTTTTGCTTCTTCTTCTCACCCGCTGACTTCAAAGTCTCAACCGAAGTACCTTTCGGCGTCTTCGGGCCCGCCTTGGGCTTCACATCAGACTTCGCAGACAAACGGGACACCATGGATTGCAAAAGCTTCCCTGCCACAGGATTTACCATTCCCACCAGCTGAGGTACATACTTCTTTGCTCCAGCAGTCACACGGTTGAGCAACCGATCGTGATCCGGATTCTCAAAGAAGAAGCCCAACTCAGCGAGTAGTAGTTGTGCAGAGTGCAGGGCCTCAAGTGGCATCGCACTCATTCCAACCTGGAAAAGGGCAGAGGAAGTCCTGAATTCAATGTGCCAGGAGACGGTACACGCAAGCTGCTCCTCGACAGCTGTAGCCGTGATATACACCTTGTTGTACAAGGCATCGTTGGACAACATCATCAGCGGCCCCGCACTGGCACCACCACCGGTATTGATCGTATAATCAAAGAAATTCGCAATGTCGGTGGAAGGCGGTGCGTACGTGTAAATACCCGACTCCAGGGGTAGGAAAGCCTTCTCAGCAGGGTGCAGGCCATTGATGTAACTCTGTGTTACCTGCCACGGGCTGAGAACGGCTGGGGAGACGCGCCCCCCCAAAATAGTCCCACCTTTGTTCAGGACCTGAGACACGTTAGTTCCGAGAACTGCCACAGCGGTCGTCCTGGCAGCATACCAGGGCAAGGCTGAGTTCGAAAACTCCACCGGATTGACCAATGGCCAGTGAAATCTGGAGCTTGCTGCGATCATGCTCACCTCTCCGGTGTCGACACCGGAAGGGATGTATGCAAAGGCCACATTCGCAACGTAAAGACCGACATAATAATCATTAGGCAGGTCATTCGCGTTTGCAGGCGCAAGGGCCAAAGCAGAGAAACGGATCCAAGTTCCAGTTGACACCTGCTGGGATACAGACATGCCTCCGGTTTGTGCGCCCAGAATTGTCACCAGAGACTGACCAGATGTGGTCTGACCTGGTGAGAGCAAGCTCAAAGTCAACTACAGCGGACGTGGCACCAGGATTACTGGTACCAGCCCCTTGGACAACCACAAAGGAAAACCAACAACCGTCAGGGACATAGACGTACTCAAGCCCAGGTCCG